AGTCGATATGGTAGGTTTAACCTTGGTTTTCGCCGACCGCTTGAAATACTCGGGGAAGGTGCTGAGCAGGTATTCCCCGACGTCGGCATCGACGTCGGCGGAGTCACCGCGACAGATGCAGAGGCCACCGGCCCCGCGGTAGGTAGGTGAGGGCCATTTCTTGGATAGTCGGATTTTCATAGGCTGGCCTCGAGAGAGCAAAAGAGCAGAACGGGCGACCGCTCAAAAGGAGCGGCCGCCGAGCACCGGATCACCTAGCTGGTCAGGTTGAAGCCATAGGCAACATTTAGACGGTTGGCCGTGGTATCGTTGGCCTTGGTCCTGAACAATCGGCGAGTCTTAGCAACGGTCGTGATGGTGTCGTTTCGGATCTCGAGATCGCTTTCAAGCGTCATCCCCGAGCGGACGCGCCATTCGAAGTCCGCAGTATCGACGACAACCGCGCCGGTGAGCGCGCCCGTGCCGGTAAAGAGACCCGTTGCAGCCAGATCGGCCGTTAGAAAGGGCGTCATCACGACTTCAACATTGTGCAGGAAGCCAACCGAACCCGGCGACGGACCCGCGCGACCGCCAAGGAGGCCGGTGAGAATCGACGCAGCCGCCCCCGCCCCGTCCCAGGTGACAAGCTCGGTAAATCCAAGCATGGTCTTGAGGAAGAACTCCGGAGAGACCAGGATTTTGAGATCGCCGGTGTGGAGTTTCGAGAAGTACTCAGCGCCCATGGTGCCGAGCAGTTCTCGAAAGCCCGCGGCCGTCTGGAGTGCGCCCATATCCAGGGTAGACGCGACGTCGAACGCGCGCGCCCGAAGCCCGAGGGCCGCGCGTCTGTGGTCCTGCGTGCCGCCGAGAGCCGGTGCCGTTCCCCAGATCGATCGGGTGTTCCAAGTCGCGAGTGCGTCCTGGTGCGTGCCGTTGGTGTCACCATTCAGCGCGATATCATCGTACGAGAAAGAGAACGCCCGCGCGATATCCGCGGCGATTTCGGGGGCAACGCTGATAATCGCGTCCTCGGATGCATCGCGATCCACCTGGGTTGCAACCACGAGCTTGATCGCCGTGATCGAGTTTTGGCGAGTCGTGCGATCGGTGAGGGTCGAATTGGCCGGATCGTTAGCCGTTGGCACGGCGCCGATAAACGGGCGCAGGTTGCCCTCCTGATAGGGGAGCGTCATGCTGCCCGACTGGGGCAACGGGCGCTCAGCGAAGATGCTGTGAACGCCGGTAGCGTGCTGCATTTCGCGCTCAAGCTCGGCGAACAGGTTGTTGGGGATCCATTCGGCGCCGATCGCGGCCGAGTTCGAGAAGATCCGCGCGGCCCATTCGGGCCCGTCCTGGAGAGCACCGGTCAGCTGATCGTCGAGAAACGGGGTGTCACGGTTCCGCGGCTCCATGTGGGCGCGAACGATAGCGCGGAGGCCGGCGATCTTCTGGATCTCCAACTGCCACTCAGTACGCGGTTTGGGGTCATCGAGCAGACCGTAACGGTAGCCGCGGCCGCCGTTGGTTTCGTGCCCTACGAGACGGATCGCGCCGTCCTCATTGGCCATGTGTGCGCGCTTGTCCCGCGTGATCTCGCGATCGTCAGAGGTGCGGTAATAGCGCAGGCGGGATTCCGGGCCCGAGGCCGCGCGATGCGAGGCGATCCGCGCTGCGTCCGCCTGAGCTTCCTGGACTTTCTGCATGGAGCCCTCCAGCGAGCGATAGGCGGTCTCGAGGTTTTCGAGTTGGCCGCCTTGCGCTGTGGACGCGGTTCGGATTTCTCCCAGGGTTTCGGCCAGAGCCGCCTGAGCTTCGTTGAGTGACATATTGACTCCGATCAGAGTGAAGCGATCAGCTTCTGGTCAGGGGATAGTGGGTCCACAACGGACCCGGTGAGATTGACCGCACGAAGCAGCCGGCGAAGATCGGCGTCATCGCGGACAAGACGCCGCACGAGATCGCCGAAATTGGATCGGAAAGCGTCATCAGCCCAGAGAGCCTCAGACGTGAGTGCGTCGATCATCTGCGACCGCATTTCAGCCGCGGCGACAGAATCGGCCGCGCTGGCGACGATGCCCGCGGCATCGGCGCCGATCCCGCGTTGCTGGAGTGCTCGAGGATCGCCAGGGACAGACACCGAGGACTGTTCAAGGAGCACGTTATCCATATGCACGAGACCGAACCGATCGAAGGCGCCAAACATCGTCTTGATGCGCTTCGGATTCTTCTGGTAGCGCGGATCGTCCGCCGGTAGTTCGTTGCGGTTGATGTGTTTCCCAGTGATCCAGCGAACACTGACAGCCCGCCGGATCCCCTTCTGATGCTGATGCGCGACGAGTCGGCCCTCAGGATTGAACTCGGAGTCGTCCCAACGGATCCGAGACACCAGGCGCTGAGGCTGTCGCTCGATCTTGGTTGTGTGCCCGACCACCCGATCCATACGATGGCCCTCGAGGACAACCGGGTTTTTCCGGTAGTGCCCGAGTCGCCACGAGGCTTGGTCGATGATGTCACCGTCTCGCGCTTCTACCTCGGTAGACGAGATAAATTCGTTCTCATTTCCAGCGAGCTCTTGAGGAAAGATCGCCTTTGTTTGTCGCCCGGTGGACTGCATTGCGTCGGCGACGGACTCGAAACAGACAAGGCGCGACTCCATCAGGGTACCACCGAGGGCAACCTGAGCGACGTCATCGACGTCCAGGCCGAGGGCCGCGCCCATAGCTTCCGCTGCGTCGAGATCTCGACATGCCACCGAGCCGCCAAGGAACGCGACGACGTCGATCTCGGCATTGTCGACCATCTGCCCGATCCAGGCATCCCGATCCAGTGTGCCCTCGGTGACGAGGACGTCGATCCGCCCCTCGAGGTATTCGCGCAAGCTCATGCCGTACTCCTTGCAATGGTGGCGACGACGTCGGCCGCGCGTTGGGTCCCGAATGCAGCGGATCCGGCATAGCCGATCCGAGTGACACCGCGCGACCATGCGTCGGACGCGACGATCCGCACAGCCTCATCAGATACGCCGGCGATCTGTTGCGACATCTCAAGAGCGACGTCGGCCCGCACACCTTCAGACTCGAGGATCTGCAGGACGCGGATCCCCTCCTCATCCTTGAGATCGTCGATCGCCGAGATCTCGCCATCGGCGGACAAGATCCGCGACTCATAGCGGCCCGCGGCCGCTTGCAGGTACCCGGTCAGCCGTTGCGTTAGATCGCGTTGTGGCTCGTCCGGTTCCCGTGCTGGCGGTCGCGACTGGTTGCCCGGTGCGATGGCTGGCAGAGAGCCCTTCGGCAGGTTGTTGAAACTCTCGGCTTCAGCCGCCTTTTGTGGACTCATGCCGAAGCTATTCATCCACCTCTCAGCGCGTAGTTGGCGCTCAGTTCGGGATAGCTGGAGCGCTTCGATATTTGTGGTGTCGTGCTCGATCCGCAGGTTGAGATCGCCCGTCAGCGTTGACCATTCATCTTCGAATAGTGCGCCCTGCCCCTTGAGAATGCTTTCCCAATAGGTGCGCATTTGCTGCTTTTGGGTCCCGTAGTTGGCTGTCGCCAGGCCAGCCCGCGCGGGCGGAACTTCGAACACTGCCAAGATGGTGTCGCGGGTGAATTCTCGCTGAGATTGAAACTCAATATCCCGAGGCGTGAAAGCCACCATTTCGTGTTTAAAGTCGCGGCCAACCACGAATAGTCCGTGTTTTGACTTGGTATGTTGCTCCCATCTGGCCTCCAGATCCTTGATCGCATCGGCGCCGATGTTCACGTGCTCCGATCCTGGACTCATGATGATCTCAGGGCGCCCTCGACTCGCCATTGTGGCGGCCATCTGCTTAGCACTCAGGATGGTGTTGAGATCGTCGTTTAGAGCCCGGATCGCCGATTCGCCGAGCACCATACTCAGCGTTTGCTCCCAAGAGACGTCGGCGACGTGGAGGATCTGTTCGTTCGGGAGTGAGCGCTTCCCGTTGTATATCCAGCTATCGATCCGCCCCGTCGAGTCGTTTACGACCGGCTTAGAGAGTCCCGGATGCATCCGATACAGCAGGGACGGCCCCGCCTTCTCGGACATGCTGTTACCGGTCAGAACCCAGTCTAGATGCACTTGGCGACGATACCGGAGGCCAGAACAACCCGGCGACGGACGGCGAAGTAGGCTCAGCGTTGGATGTGTCGTGATCACGGTCTCGAGTGCGCCCGAACTCCGAACCGCCAGCAGGGGGAGGCCGGACAGATCCGAAGCTCGAGCGCGCGCGCAAACCCAAACCCATGGGAAACGCGCGAGCGTCGACATAGCCGACATTGGATCGTATGACTGCCGGATCACCGTATTTCGGCCCGCCGAACCTGTGGAAACGTCGGACAACGGCGCGAACACGCGCGCCCACGCTTCCGAGATCTGACCCCACAAATTCATGTTCCAGAATTAGCACATCCGGCGATTCTGCACAAGCGACGGCGAAACGTGCGCAGATCCGCGGAATGTCCCACCCTACAGATATCGCGCGACCCCCTGGCAGACGTACCGGACGACGTCGCAGCAATGATCGTCCTTCTTCTTTGGCTTGTTTGGCTGGTCTTTTTTCCGCGTCCCATCTGCCCACACGTACCCGGGGATCTCGCGTACCGTCTCGCGCATTGTCGAGAAGAAGAAGATCGAGGGCAGATCTTCAGGCCCCGCCGACGCGAAGCGCTCCGAGACGGCATCGATCCCAGCGGAAACCGCCTTAATCGCCTTGGTTGCCGGTATGTCGTGATCAACCTGCAGAGCTAGTAGCTGTTGTGCGTCCTCCGGATCCGCCCAAACCATTTCGATCCGCTCGCAACCCTCCCCAGGCCGTCGCCATCGGTCCTGGATGGCATCGTGGATCCAGCCCTCCGCTTCGTGGATCGCTTCAGCGTGCCACTTGAGCGTCTGCTCCGCGCGGAAGTGCTCCCGATAGCCGACCAGGGACCCGTCAGGAACCACGGTTCCGTCGACGAGGACGAGACGGATCGGCGTCAAGGCGAACCACAAGCAGACGAAGGGGTTTCGGGTGCCGAAGTCGATCCCGCAGAACTTGAGCCACTCCGAAGGGATCGGGAACGGCTCAACGACGTGCACCTGAGCATCGTAGCGAGGCCACACGCGACCATGACGTGACACCGCCTCCCCTCGGAGCTTGGCGTCCCGCATTGCGTCGTTGCCGCGGCCCAGCTTCGCCAACCCAGCGCCCGACAGATGCGGATTATCCATGCTGTGGATCCGGTACACCTGGCAATCGTGCTCAGCGTTGCCGGCAGACTTGGCAACCAAGCGCCATTCAACCCAGGTAACGCCGGCGATCGGTGTGTTGGTCATGAGGTGCCACCCGTTACAGTCGATCAGCCGGGTTGCGCACTCATCCCATACAGATTCGTCCTGCCCTTCTTCGTCGTGCCAGATCGCGCGGCACTTCTGACCTTGCATGCGATCTCTGCCCTGATCGTCGCTTTTGAAGCGGATCACCGCCGGGTAGTCATAGCCTGGACAGTCGACCCAGAGCGTAGCCATGCCCTTCCCGTCGCGATTCCTCCAGCGAAACGTGCCAGGGGTCAAGAGGACTTCGATCGCGGTCCGGTGGTACTCGTTGGACGCCGAGGAGGACTTCGCCACGATCCAGACTTCGCCGTCAGAGCGATCGGCGTTCGCGGGCTCCGCTGGGAACGCGTCCGGATCGATCCCGTTGCCGATCCAGAATGCGCGCGCGTCCGGATGGTCAGAGCCGAGGGCTAGGGCGATGACGGCCGCTTTCATGCCGAAGGTCTTTCCCGAGCGGTTGCCCCCACCGCCGTAGACGGTCCGGTGAGAGGCCAGCAGGGAGATCAGCGCCCGTTGACTAGTTCGGGGCGTCCCGTCCTCGTGCAGCCCTTGACGATCCCAGAGACGGATCACCGATAGGGCGTGATCCTCCTCGAGGGTTTCCCAATCGGTGAGATCCGCCGCGAGGTCGGCGAGGTCATCCATCAGAGACCATCGCGTACGCTTTGTATACAGCGACCTTGCAGGCCCACCACGGATCCCTGTGCCCGTGGTCCACAAAGCACGCGTGGCCGTCGATCCTCATGGTTATCGTCACGAAGTACCCCAACTCGTCGCAGTCGACCATCTCGCCCGACGCTTCGATCCCGTACTCCGAAGCAAGGCGATCCGTGAAGTGCTGGATCACGTCCCAAGCCGACTCCGAGCGCCCACGGATCAAAGCGTCCCCTTCCATGCGGCGATCTCTTCAATGACGGCATCGGCGACGGCGACGTCGTCGACAATCCGGAGCAGTGAGGGCATCCGACGCACGAGACGCGCAGCGAGCTCTACAGGGTCTCGGACCGCTGCAGCTTCCTCACGTCGTCGTCTGGCCTCATCGGCCCGCCTGGATTCGTCGAGCTTTTCACGCGCTGCGTAGCCCATTTTTTCCCATGTGGCGGCAGCGTTCGCGTGCCCACGCGACAGGGCGACCGCGGCCGCATCCATCGCAGAATCTACGCGGCCAGACCAGAACGGGATCGGGTGCATGACTGACAGCGGAGGAAGGGCGATGCCCTTCTCGCCGGCAATGAAGGTGCCGGCGAAGAGCTTGCGAAAGGCTTGGGTGACATCCGCCGAGCGCTTTTCGGTGCCGCGGCCGATGTCGCTCCACAAGACGTCGAAGTAGGTACAGAAGATCCGCCAGATGTCGTGTGACTCGTCAAGATCGAACTGTTCAAAGCGTGGATTGCGGGACAGGTTGAAGGAGCCGCGGATCGTTATGTGCCAGTCGTCGTTGCTGATCAGCGCGAGTTTGGCGTGCGTGTGAGTCAACCGGATCGACTCGAGGCCGAGCAGTTCGACGAACCGCCGGGTAATGTTCGGCTTTCGGGCAGGCAGGGACGCGTCCACCAGGAGGCGCACCGAGCGAAGCTCCCCTTGTTGGTACATGTAGCCGAGGGTTTCGACGTCGTTGAGGCCAGCCGTCCACGTACTGATACAGATATCCGCCGGCCCGGTCTGGACAGTGATCGCGCGGATGACGTCGAGCATAGAGAACTGTCCTTTGGTGATGCCGACGATCCGCATACCCGGCGACAGTTTGCCGATCGCATCGCGCGCCGTGCCCTCGGCATCGCGGACGAGCGTCGGCGGTGTGGCTTCGACGGCGACGGTGAGATCGGTTGCGTCCTCTTCCGCGGCCGCTTCCGCCTGGAGGACTTCGTTAGTTGGGGTGTTGTTGCGGTTGCGATGCGATCGGCCCCAGTTCTTGACGGTGGTACGCGAGATCCCGAAGTGGCGCGCGGCCGCTTTGTATCCACGGCCGTTGTCGGTCATCCATCGGACGACCTCATCCTGACGTGGGTCTTTGACGCCGCGGGTCATGGCGCAGCCTCGAGGGCGACGACGAGGGCCTCAGCTTCTGAGGCATATTCCCGCGTCGAATATGTGCGCCCCTCGTCTTGGTTGTAGTAGATCGCCCACCATGAGACGCCAGATCGGCGAACCTTTCGCCGAGTTGTCGCCCCATCGCCCCACGCGGACCGGACCAGGGACAGGAGCCCGCCGAGAGTACAGGGATCGGCTAGGTCTGGGAACTCGTCCTGCATTCGATCGAGATCCATAGGTCGCGACTCAGGCGACTTGTCGATCCCGGCTTGCCATCCGCCGTTGTCGTAGCCGATGAGCCGGTAGCCGCTCAGGGTCCGCATTCCACGGATCCAGTCCCAGTGGGGGCAGGCTATCGCGCGTTCGGCGAGGGTTTGATCGGTCATTCGACGCCGCCGAGGATCCGACGGATGCGATCGGCCAGTTGCGCCGCATGATCGAACGAGATCACGTGCTGGTGAATGCCGCCAGGGCCACCGAATAGGGCCACATTGACGCACTGAGACCGGTGCGAGTAGGGATCGACCTCGACGAAACCGCCACCAAAGCCCGAAACCACCGGCCACCGGTTCGGAAGATCGCGCGGATCGATCTCGTCAGCGAGGCTGAGAAGGTGCGCGGCGACTTGTCGCGCGGCCGATGGGGTCAGGCCGACATTTGCGACGACTTGCCCGCCGATCCCGTCATCCGCTGGATCGTGAACATCCAGCCAGATCCGCGGGTTGGGGACGTCGCCCGGACACCCGGACACCCGGACGACGCCGCCCCACTCGTCGATCCATTCGTGGCCCCCGTCGTCAACGGTTGGACCCCCCTCTGATTTTGGACCCCTGTAAATGGGTGGAGCAGATAGCGTGCCAACTCTGGACGGGTCCGCTGCGTCGTTTTTCAAGCCCTCAGGCGCGCGCGCGCGGTGTCTTTGGCCCCCTTGGTCACCCTCCGGAGACCCCGCGCTCAC